GCCTGCTCGCAATAACTAACGACATCAGGCTTGCGCCAAAAATAACACCAATCAGACTGAGTGTATACTGGTAGTATATCAGAGCTGATACGAACCATCCTAAGGTTGCCATTTAATGTTCCAATTCGTTCTATTAACTTACGTGTTGATTCTATGTTACCTACCATTAGGTCCCATAGTTTTTGTTCGGCAACTTCCTTAGTCTGGCGATTAAGCCATGCTACTGTTGTACTTCCGGTATTATACTGTTTAGCATCATCAAGAGGTTTGATCCCAAGAACTTGATCGGGGCGATCAATCCACTTACAAGCAAAGCCGATGCGTTTAGTATTCATAATATTATTATACAATTAATTTATTAAATTGTCAATATTAATCTGCACGGCTACCAGCATAAGCACGGAAACCATATTTACTTAGTACGTCTGCGTAAGCACGAGCACCTTCTTCTAGCACATCCATGCTTTGACCATGATAGTTACCTGGGCTCCACAAGTTTAAACATTTAGGACGATAGTCTTTCTTAAAGCCAACACCAAGTAAACCTTTGGCTTCTGCTGAGTTAGTACGGTCTACATAAACATTTACCCAGGCAAAACCACAATAAGCCATTTCACCATGTGTTTTAAGAAAAGCGTTTTGAGCGTTAGTTGCTGCTGTTTGTGCTTCGTTGTGTATAGTTTGAAAGTCCATTTTGTGCTCCTGTGTTGTTAGTGTATGTATAGCATTATACAGTCATTTAACCAAAAAGTCAACCAAAATCTATAAATACTTGTACAATAATAACAAAATTCAAGGAGTAGTTAATGGGCGATATTTTCAAACTAATTGGCGATTTAGGCTTCCCCGTTGCAATGGCATTAGCCGGCGGGTACTTTGTTTATCTTACAATTAAACTATTATTAGCTGGCGTACTCGGTGCAATTAAAGGTATGGCTGGTATCATCACTGCATTAGACAACAGAGTTAAAACAATGAATCACGATGTTATACGCATCGATACAGTGGTGTCAAACGCACTTGGTTTAAAACCAGACGTCGACCGTATTAGTCGTGCTGATGGTAAAAATGACGCTCGGAGAGATTAATGACTACACCAATTAACATGCGCCCGTTTACAGAACAGGCGGCCTTATTTGCACACATCAGTGAAATAGCATACTTAGATATACCAGAAGGTCCTGCTAAATTTGCTGAACTTGGATTTATCGCAGAACTAATAGACGTAAACGGCAGTCAAGCATACTGGTTGCAAAATGATACAGATTTGGTCATTGCTTGCCGTGGTACACAACCAACAGACTTTCGTGATATAGCCGCTGATTTAAAAGCTCGTCCGGTAAAAAGCTCACAAGGCATTAACTTTGTACACGATGGATTTAAATCTAGTGTAGATAACATATGGCCTGAACTAACAGCCAAGGCTAAGAAGTACGGTAAGAAACGCACTGTGTGGTGCACGGGTCATAGTTTAGGTGCGGCTATGGCTACTTTAGTTTCATTCAAACTACAACGTGCTGAAGATTTACCCAGCCCACAGGCCTTGTTTACTTATGGCAGTCCGAAAGTAGGTAACAAAGACTACATCAAAGCCATTGAAGAAATTGGTCTATTACACTTCCGCTTTGTCAACAATGCAGATATCGTTACACGTGTTCCACCGTGGCCATATTTACACTTTGGTGGTATGTACTATATGAACCACTGGGGTAACTTACGTACACTTACCTGGACGCAATTAATACAGGACCGCTTACGTGGTTTTTGGAAAGGTATTAAGAAAGGTGAAATTAACTTCTTTAGTAACCACAGCATCACACGTTATAAAGAAAACTTAGAGCGTTGGGCACGTGGTGAAGAACGCTCTCAAGATAAAATTTAAGGGTAATCAAATGTTTAAACTTCCGCATCAAGAATGGTTAGAGAAACAACCAAAGCACACTCAAATTTGGTTAGCAAACCAAGCAATATGGCATGATAGTGATATGATGCTGGCATTGGCAATTGGATTTGCAATTGGTGTATGCGTTGGTTGCATAGTATAGGAGATCAATCATGGATGTAGTAGATTTAGTAAACAAATATGGCTTTCCCATTGTTATGGCAGTGGGCATGGGATTTATCATCAAATATGTGTGGGAATGGGCAACAAAAGAGGTGAAACCAGTCATAAATGATGCAAATACTGTGCTTATTGCCTTGATTGATCGCATACGTATGTTAGACAACGATTTGATACGGTTGAATCAAAAAGTAAACACTGTACTACACCTACGTGGCAAAACCATTGAGTTTGAACGTGTAGAAGCCGAAGCAGAAATTAATAAACACACATTAAAGAAATCAGAAGATGATAAAGCCGCTAGTGGCGGCAGTGACTAATCAACATTAATATCGCTGTTACTAACTGTTACAGCGATTTTTTGTGCTTCTGGGAAACGTGTACGAGTATTTTTACTACCCAATAATACAATTACACGTTGTCCTAATTCAGTATCGAGTAGCATAACCACACAACCGCCACTTTCATTTATATAACCTGTTTTACTAACACGCACATCATTGCTATTTCTAACCATCGGATTAGTGTTACCAAATTGCCACCAACGACGTTTAACTTTGATACTTACATTAGGTTTACCACTGGCTTCAGTAATCTCCGTGTATTCATTTGCAGCTAAAACTAATTTGCCTAAGTCACGAGCATTACTAACATTGTTTGCATCTAGTCCTGTTGGGTCAGCAAATGTGGTATTTGACATACCTAGCACAAACGCAATGTGATTCATCTCGGCAATACATCGTGCTACACCGCCTGGATAATTTGCGCCTAATGTATATGCGGCAAGGTTATCACTCTTAACAATAGCAAGATCAATTAGTTCACCGCGAGTTAACTGTTTAACACTACGAGGTAATCGAGTGTGATATTTGTTAACTAATCGACGATCTAATGTGATCATTTCATCCAAATTTTGGTTAGCATCCAGCACCACCATTACAGTCATTAGTTTAGTAATGCTGGCAATGGGCTGTACATGATCAGCATTCTTTTCTAGTATAACTTCGCCTGTGTTATCTGCTACTAAAAAACTTTTAGCAGTAATAGGTTTTGCTACTACTGCGGTGCAGAATAATAGCAGTAAGATAAAACTACTTGCTCGTAGCATGGTACGTTCCGGACCAGTTAGCAGGAACACCTTGTTCCATGCGTTCAATCATTAGTTCATAGTAGTGTTTAATATCAACTTCATCATTATTAACTATTTTATTAGCCCAGACCAATGCTTTACCCCAATTACCGCGAGTATATTCTTTACGATATTCTTCATGCATATAAAGATTAGTGCGACCAACTGTATAGATATCTAACCCAATTGTCTTGCCTTTAACAGCAATGTTGTCTAGCCATACTACAGGGAATGCATCTTTACAGTATTCAGCAGTCTTAGGACCAATGATTAGTAATACACCGTATGACTTAGTCTGTCCTTCTAACCTTGCCGCGGTACTTACGCTGTCACCTAACACGTCATAGCCAAACTTGCTTTTAGCACCAATGTTACCAATTAAGGTTTCACCTGTGTTAACACCAGCACCCATACCAACTGGTGGACGACCACTAGCAACAAGTTCTACGTTAAAGGCCTCAATGGCTTTGATCATTTCCAATGCTGTTTGTACTGCGGTCTTGGCGTGATTAGCATCATCCAATGGAGCACCGTGTACGTGTAAACTAGCATCACCGATAAACTTGATTAAGGTACCATCATTCTTAAGCACAGGAATACTTAACGCTGTCATGTAATCGTTCATAATCTGTGTAAGGCCTTCTACATCATCACCAAACGATTCACCTAATGTTGTAAACCCACGTAGGTCAGTCATAACAATTGAAAGTTCTTTACGTTCGCCACCTAACTTGATCAGCTCTGGATTCTTTTGTAGGCGTTCAACAATAGTAGGGTTGACATAGCTACCAAACTGTTTCTTAATTTGTTGTTTCTGTAAGAACTCGCTAATAAACTTAACACCATAAGCGTGTAGCATAACCAGTACACCACCTGCTGTTGGTACAATAGCATCAAATAAGAAGTTATAGTGCGCAAACGCATACATTGTTGCAGGGGTAATTGCCGCAAGCAATACAATGCCTACACCTAGGCCAACATATACCCAACGGCTTAAGATTAAAATAATAAGTGAGATAACAATAAGAGCTAACAGTTCAGCATTGTCTGCCCAGAATGGACGTTCAATGTTTACGTTGTTGGCTAATGTACCTATAACAGCGGCCTGCATGTCTTGTGGCCATACGCTACCAATACTAGTCGGTACTGGGTTAGCTAAACCTGCAGCACTTAAGCCTACAATAACCACAGCACCACCAAAGTCTTTAGGTAAATCTACTGCTGATACCTGTGTTGATTTTTGACTCCAGTCTACCCAGATACGACCCAAGCTGTCTGTGCTAATAGGACGGAAACTTGGTATGCGCATTTTCTCTACACCAAATTCATTTAGCTTAACTTGGAATGTGCTGTCACCCGATATGACACGTAGAACTTCTAAAGGAATACTTGGATATACATTATTGTCGTAGCCCACAAATAAAGGTAAGCGACGATTAACACCATCTACTTCTGGGAACGTGTTAGCAATACCAACACCTGCGGCATTTTTTTCTAATCTAGGAATATTAGCAATAATGCCAGGATAGGTAATAATTGTGTTGCTGTATTCATCACCGATAACAGCACTACCTGGCTTACGTGGCGTGTTCTTAGTTGCTTGACTTGGCATATTAGTTAGGATAACCGGATGATCTTCTAACTCTAATGCTAATGCCGCATCACCGCCTTGACGATCTGCTTCTGGCATCATAACAGTCCATACCACTAGTCCAGCACCATGGTTGTAT